TTACTGTTATTGAAGGAAATTTTCCTAAGTTATGTGTTATGTCCCAAGTTGTAGCTGCTGCTGCTTGGTCAAATATAAATGTTGGTGTACCTTGTGTTGGTAAGGTAAAAACCGCAAAATCGTAAAATTTGTTTATATCAAAATTACCATTACCAGCTAAAGGTGTTAAAGCTAATGTATACACGTTTCCATTTGCAGTGTAAGATGCTATAGTAAAATGACCAAAGTTGTTTATATTATTTTGCTCGCTTATAAGTATATTATTACCTACTAAGTAAGTCATAAAGGCTACTGTATTTGCTCCACTTACGTCAAGTGGTGAAACTTCTAATGTTGTTGTTGGTGCTATAGGAACACCGTTAGCAGGGCCAGTGAATTGACCGTTGGCTGGAGTCCCAGCATCTACTAACTTAAATATCATTTGAGCAGATATAGATATCTTACCGTTTATGTTTAAATATTCTGCTATTTGCTCAGCGGTAAAATTTCTAGTTGATCCATTTGTACTATTAGTACCTACCCATCTGTCAAGGTCATTAACAGGTAAATAGTCAGGATACGAGCTGATTAATGCCATATCTTATTTGTTGCTTATTGATTTAAATTTTTCCGCACCTCGTGAGCCAAAGTATGCTACGTAAACGGTTATTAAAAGAGATTTTAAAAGATCAATCCATCCTTGGTCTATAGAGAATATTAACTCAGAGCTATCTAATAAAATAAAAATAACTAAAGATATGGTTAAAAATATCAGCGTCATTGGACGAGTATTCTTAGAAAGGTATGAATCGCTTTTCATATCACTTTCCCAACGTTTAGTTATTTCTTGCATTTCAGTTTTATCTTGTTCTAACAATATCAATGCTTTTTCTTTGTCCTCTGCAGGTAATGCAGGATCTTTTATAATAAGATTTTTAACTAAACCAAATAAGCCAACGTCAGGTAAAACGTCACCTGCTATATCTAGTATACCAGGCGCTGCTTTACTCAAGAATTTTCCAACTTTAGTTTGGTTAAATTTCTTTTTGCTCATTTAGTTTTAATTATATTGTTATGCTTTATACGCTTCTTTTTCCCATGGAAGTGTCTTATCTCCTTCGTCCATAGTGCTTCTTAAATATTCTTTACCTTTCCAAACAACGGCTTTATCAGTATATGATAAATCACCTCTTTCCATTTGATCTATATGAACTTTCTCGTGATTTATTACGTCTTGTTCTTTCTCTGGATCTATATCAGGACTTACTACTATTGTACCGTTATCATTTGCCATACCTAATGCTCCGCCGTCTATATCTCTATGATATATTGGAGTATTTAAAGTACAGTTACAATAAGGAGCTCCTTTCATGGAATAAGCCATTACTTTTCAGTGGCGTGGTTTACAATAGGATTTTCTGACAATAAATTTGATTGATGCCAGTGCTTAGACATTGAAGATCTATATGATTGTGGATCTGATGTCATTTTAGGTCCTTTGTCTTCTCCTGCATACATTTTTGGTCCTTGATGAGAACCATCTTTACCATGCTTCATTTCTCCTCTGTGAGCACCGCCTTCAAAAGTTTTAGGTCCTTCTTCTTTTTTAGGATACATTTTTGCGTTAGTATCTCTTTTTTCTTTATCGTCTTGATAAATTTTTTGCTTGTCATCTTTGATTTGAATTCTCTCCTCAGCCATGTCTTTATCGTAATCTGCCATAATTTTTAGTTTAATGCAACGAATCTACCCGCTGCGGTTGTTAATGTATTAGTTTGTCCATTTCCTGCAGCTGGTGCTGAGCCAACATTGACTCTGCATACTACTACTGGTAGTATTGTTCCTATTGGCACGTCTTCAAAGAAAACAAAATCACCATCTATTGTTGTTACGTATATATCACTTGCTGCACCGCCACAGTATAACTGAAAAGGTTTTGCATTACCTACATCTAGTATTTCTGGCGCAAAAGTAATATCTGCTGCGCCTATAGTTAATGTTATGCTACCAGTTCCGGTACCTGCTGCAAAAGCAGCGTTTAATTCTGCTGGTGCAAATATTATAGTTTGACCAATTAAATCAATTTCAGAGAATGCAGTATCAGTAACGTTTACAGCTACAGTTGCTACACTTCCATCTGCTATTGTTATATTAAAAGTAGCATCACCAAGATAAGTTCCTCCAGAAGGAACAACTGCTGTTGGGCCACCATTATTATAACCTAAAGTATCATTATCTCCTGCGTTAGACTGTAGATTAGCTCCTGCTAATAATTTCCAACCCCAAAAAGTAGAAAGATTTACTCCATTGCCTGAGTATATTCTATAAGAGTTTAAAACTACTGGATCTGTTACTGGAAATATATCTGCAGACAAACTTAACGTAAGAGCTGAATCTACGCTTGTAACGTAAGCCACTCTTAAATTTGCTGTAGTTGTATTGTAAACAACATCACCAACTTGAACACCTTGATTTATTACTCTGCCACTAGCGTCTAAAGTTTGAAGAAAACCTCCTTGAACGCCACTAGCTGTTAGTTTAGATGCTGCTAGAGCTGTATTAACTCCATCGTATTTAGATTCAGGTCCTGGTATATTTATAGTGTCACTAGGTATAGCTTGTATACCTCCAGAAAAATCACTTGCTGTTATCATCATAATTATTGAGCTTTACTTGTTATTGGTCCTGGGCTATATGAGCATGGCGCTAATTTAAGCTTCATACCTTTTCTTCCACTACTACTTCCTTCGCCGTGTAGTCTACCGTTTTGGTCTAATGGTCCATCCCATATATGAGATTCACCAACTATTCCTATTTTGTCGTTTTTTGACGCGTGCGTGTGTGCTTTATCTTCGATCATAATTTTTATTTTTTGCTTTTATATAAATCTCCGCCTGGCTTTAATCTTTTAGCTAAAGCTTTTCTACGTGGAGTACATGTTGGTTTATCCATTGGTGTGCAATAACCTTTATGGTCTGGATTTATACCCATAAATGATTTTGGCCCCATATCATTAGATAATGGTCCACCATATAGTGAATTCATGCCAGTTTGATCTATATTTCCAACTGGTTGAGGATTCATGATTTGTTGTCTTTGTATATCGCTACCAAACATAGCGCCACCTGTTTCAAGTTCTGTTGGAGAAAAAGAAGAAACATTAGATGAGTATCCTAAATCTTGTCTCGCTGCAATACCTTGCTTAGAACCTCCTACGATTGGCGTAGATGAGTTCATTTGGTGCATTGCTGCAGTTAATACTCCTGCGCCACTGTTGTTGTCTCTAGGAGTGTTTAATTCTGCTTGACTAACCTGTGATCCACTACCGCCACTAGCGTTTATATTATTAGGGTCTCTATTATTATTAAAAGTTGCAGTTGTATTAGCTATACCAGCTAAACCGCTGGAATTTGACACTGCTGATCCCATACCGCCTACTATACCAGCTACAGCGGCTTGAGCTCTTGCTCTATTTTGTGCGCTTTGTGCGTTACCGCCTCTTAACGATTGAATACTTGATGTTATTCCTGCTGCTCCTGCTATTGTTGATGACATATTTATTTCTTTATTTATTAACCTACTCCAAAACCACCCATTCCATTACTGCTACTATTTTTATTAGCTTTTTTTGTTTTCTTTTTACTCATAAACATTTGTGCCGTATCGTACATAGTACTTCCTTTTTCATTTTCACTTTTTTCGTATATTTTCCAATCTTCCCAAGTATTTAAACCACTTTCATTTGCGCCTGAGCTTGTTTCATCACTAGCTGAAGTAGATACTGGATCTACTTTACGTTCTTTTTTAGAATCTCTGTTAAGAAATGCTCTAAATCCTCTACCAAAATTTGTTCCGCCTGCTTCTTCACCAGCTTTATTAAGAGCTCTTTTTTGTGGGTCTGTTAAAGTACCGCCTGCTCTTTCAAGCTTATTTGCTTGGCTTTCCATATAACCACCTTTTCTATTCTTAAGTCTTTGTACTCTACCTAATTTGCCTTTACTTTTAGCATCTGCGATTCTTTGGTCAAACTTATCAACACTTCTTCCGTCTCTATCAAACATTGTGTTACCTGATCCTTTAGATTTACCAGCTTCAGCAGCAGCTTTTTGATCGGCTAAAGTAGAAGCTTTAGTACCGTCTGTATATAGATCAGTCTTTGCTTCTTGATTATTTAATGATATGTTTGATTCTTGCAGTGGTTCTGTTTTTGGTGTTTCTCCTTTGCCACTATCTGTGTCGATGATTCTTTTATCTGTGCCTATTGTTCCAGGTTTTACATGACCTTCTTGATGACTATATAATGGTGTTCTCATTTTGAACGGTGATCCTTTCATAATTTTATTTTTTTAGATTTTACATCAGGATTAACTCCATAAATACCTTGCATTTCATTAACAGGTTTAACTTGAGGTTTTTTCTTTTTCTTAAGTTTACCAGAAGTTTTAGTCATAGACTTTTTTTTTGGTTTTGAAACTCTTTCACTTAATGCTTCTGCAGCACCTTCCATAACAGCTTTTGTATTTCTGCTTGATGGTAAATATTGTTTTTTACTTGCTTGTGGTTTGCTAGGTCCTCCTCTATTTACAGATACATCATGGCCTACACCATCTGGTAACTTAGGTGTTTTCATCATATCATCATGCCCACCATCTCTTTCTTTCATTGTATTGTAAAGAGTTTTTGCAGCGTTATAACCACCACCTGTTGCTACGTTTAAAAGACTTTCACCAGCATCTCTAACACTAGTGTTACTTATTGTATTAAAAACTTTTTTTGGTGCATTAATAACTTCTTTTACACCTTTTTTAATTTTATTACCAACGTCACCTATAGTAGAATCCATAGTTAAGTCTTGTTTGTAGAGTGGTGTTCTCATTTTGAATGGTGATCCTTTCATCTTTGTTTATCTTTATTTACGTTATATATGGCTTGTGTCAGTACTTTAGCAGTATAGCTTTTACCATTAATTAATTTATTGCGTCTTTCGCTAGCAGGTATATCTTCGTCACCTAACATGATTCGATACATTCTACTTATAAGTTGTTTGCACTTGAATGAAACTTTATAGATATTATACTTTTGAGTGGTTCTGTTTCTATGTCTCCATACAACAATCCAGTCCTCTTTTAGTAAT